TATAAAGGGAACACAAATATTTAGAAACGGAAGCAAAAAATAATGAGAAAAAAATTTGGTAATGGAAATTTAGTTGGAGGCCAAAAAAAATTAGATAAAGATGGTGATGGTAAAATTTCAGGAAATGATTTTGCCATGTTAAGATCAGGAAAAATGGGAGGTGGACTAATGATGAGATCAGGTTACAAAAAAGGTAAATCTGTAAAAAAAGGCTACCACAAGACTAAAGACGGTAGAACAGTTAAAAAAGGTCTTTACTACTACATGAATAGAGCCAAAAAAAGAGGCACTAGCAAAAAAGGTAAAGGAACTGTTACAGATAAAGCTTTAAAAAGATCAGCTAAAACAGCTAAAGCATAATGTCTAGTTATTACAACGCTTACAAAGCAGTTAAACCACTTGCTAAAATAGTAGGTCAAAAAACTGTTGCAGGTGTAAAAGCTGCAGCAAAAAAAGCTAAAATGGCTGCTGAAAAATTTGATGTAGATCAAAAATACAAAGCAGCTAAAGATAAATTAAATAAAACTTTTGATAAAACAGACGAAGTTTTAAAAAAATTAGGTGATACAATAAACAAAAGGAAATAAACAAAAGAGAGAGAAGAGAATGGACAGTTTTGAGTTAATACAAACGTTAAGAACAAATTTACATAAGTCACTTCAAACTATTGGAGATACTTTGATGGATGGGGTTGACAATATGGAAAAATACAAGTATTTACTAGGACAAGCGCATGCCACGCAAATGGCATTACAGGAAATCTCTAACCTGCTAAATGAAAAGGAGCAAAAAAATGAGCAAGGAACAATCATCGACATCTCAGGACGAGATCCAAAAAAGTAAACCAGCATTATTAGATAAATACAAAAAAGAAGAATCAGAAGTTAAAAGACTTGACCCAGAAGACGTTGAAAGTCAAAAAGATCAATTACCAAATCCAACAGGATACAGAATTTTAGTTTTACCTTTTACACCAAAAGAAAAAACTAAAGGAGGAATTATTTACGCCCAAGAATCTTTAGATAAAGCAAGAATAGCTACAAATTGTGGTTATGTTTTAAAGATGGGTGATCTTGCATACAAGGACAAAGATAAATTTAATGAACCTTGGTGCAAATTAGGAGATTGGGTAATTTTTGCTCGCTATGCGGGTTCAAGATTACCAATAGAAGGTGGAGAGGTGCGAATACTAAACGATGATGAAGTGTTAGGGACTGTTAAAGATCCTGAATCAATTCTTCATTACATTTAACATAGGAAGGAACTATGCCAGAAGAAGAAAAGAAAAAAGAACCCATGGTTGACGTAGGCGAAGAAGAAGGTGCCATTGTTGATCTGGATAAAAAACCGGAAGAGCAAACATCCGCTGAGAAGGAAGAGATCAAAGTTGAACAGGTAGAAGAAGCTCCTGTTGAAACTGAGGTCAAAGAAGAAACAAAAGTAGAAGAGAAAAAAGACGAGTTAGAAGAGTATAGTGCAGGCGTTCAAAAACGTATTGCAAAATTAACTCGTAAAATGCGTGAAGCAGAAAGACAAAAAGAAGAAGCAATCGCTTATGCAAGAACAGCTAAAGAAGAAAGAGATTCATTGCAATCTAAATTTTCTAAGCTTGATAAGTCTTATGTTTCTGAGTTTGAATCTAGAGTAAAAACAAATATGGATGCAGCGAGAGTTGCATTAAGATCTGCTATAGAAGCAGGTGATGTTGATGCTCAAGTAAAAGCTCAAGAACAAATGGCAAGTCTAAATGCAGATGCAGTTAGATTAGCTTCTCTTAAAACATTGAAAGAACAAGAACCAAAACAGGAAAAACAAGTTAATGTAAATCCTCAACAGACTACACAACCTGTTAGAACTGATCCTAAAGCTGAGTCTTGGGCAGCTAAAAATAGCTGGTTTGGTAATGATTCTGCAATGACTTATACTGCATTTGACATGCATAAAACACTCGTAGAGAAGGAAGGTTTCGACCCTTCATCTGACGAATATTATACGGAAATAGACAAAAGAATGAGGGTTGAATTTCCAAATAAATTTGATAAGATGGATGGTTCTACAGAAAAAGTTGTTAAACCAACTCAGAATGTAGCATCAGCTAAACGACCAAGCGTTACAGGTCGCAGAAAAACTGTGAAACTCACACCATCACAAACGGCAATCGCTAAAAGATTAGGTGTGCCACTTGAAGAGTACGCAAAACAATTAATCGCGAAGGAGGCGTAACATGAAAAACGAAAACATAAAAACTCATCGCGCGAGTCAGACAAGAGATAAGGTTAAAAGACCTACTACTTGGACTCCCCCGTCATCTTTAGATGCACCACCTGCGCCAGACGGTTTTAGGCACAGATGGATAAGAGCTGAGACAATGGGTTTTGACGATAGTCAAAACATGTCAGGCAAAATCAGATCCGGATGGGAACTCGTGAGAGCAGATCAATATCCAGGAACTGACTATCCAACTGTCAAAGACGGTAAATATGCAGGAGTCATAGGGGTTGGCGGCCTAGTGCTGGCTAGGATACCAGAAGAGATCGCAAAAGCTCGTGAAGATTACTTCAATAAGCAAACTGAAGCTAAAGACGAAGCAGTAAACAACGATCTTATGAAGGAACAGCATCCAAGTATGCCGATCGATAGTGAAAGGCAGACTCGTGTAACCTTCGGTGGTACTAAGAAAAGTTAATCTTTTAACGATTTCTAAAATCACTGAAATTAATAACAGCCGTTCACGGCATGTGTCGTGAACAAAAGGAGATAAACTATGGCAAATAAAAACACACAAGGGTTTGGTTTAAGACCAGCTATGAGAGTAGGAAATACACCTGCTATTCAAGGTCAGTCTAAATATCAAATCGATGCAGGTGAAGCCAACGCTATCTTCAACGGAGAAGCCGTTAAAGTTGATATAAGCGCCACAACAGGTGGTTATATCGTAACAGCTTCTGCAGGAACGGCTATGGTTGGAGTTTTAAATGGTGTATTCTACACAGATGCAACATCTTTAAAACCAACTTTTGCTAATTTCTATGCAGGCGGAATAACTCCAGCGAATAGCGAAGACGTCACAGCATTTGTCAATGATGATCCTTTTCAGGAGTACATCATTGCATCAAACGCAACACTAGGTGGAACAGTGGCATTAAGACAATCCAAAATTGGTTTGACTTATGCAACATCTGGATCAGCTGGTGACAGTACAAACGGGAGATCTTCTGAAACACTTAACATTGGTTCAGCAGCAACGTCTGCTAAACAATTAAGAGTTGTTAGAGTAGCGGAAGACCCTGAAAACTCAGAACAAACATCAGCACACTGTTCGTTAGTTGTAAAAGTCAACTTACACCAGTACCTAGTTGGTAGTTTGGCAACAGGAATATAAGGAGGATAAACTATGGCAATATCACGATCACAACTAGTTAAAGAACTAGAACCAGGTTTAAATGCTTTATTTGGCCTGGAGTATAAAAGATATGAGAATCAGCACGCTGAAATCTTTGATACAGAAAATTCAGACAGAGCTTTTGAAGAAGAAGTTATGTTATCTGGATTCGGAAACGCACAGGTTAAAGCAGAAGGTCAAGGCGTATCATTCGACGATGCACAAGAAACTTTCACAGCTAGATACACTCATGAAACAATAGCACTTGCTTTCGCAATCACTGAAGAAGCAGTTGAAGATAACTTGTATGACAGACTTGCGTCTAGATATACAAAAGCATTAGCTAGATCTATGTCCAACACTAAACAAGTGAAAGCGGCAAACGTTCTAAACAATGCATTCAACGCTAACAACAAAGGTGGCGACGGAAAAGCATTATGTGCTGATGACCACCCGACGGTAGCGGGATCTTTCTCGAACGAATTAGCAACTTCTGCTGATTTGAACGAAACATCATTGGAGCAGTCTATGATAGACATCGCTGCAATGACTGATGAAAGAGGTCTTAAAATTGCGGCTAAAGGAATGAAAATGATTATTCCTTCTGCGCTTCAATTTACTGCTGAGAGATTGATGAAATCTCAAGGTAGAGTTGGAACAGCTGACAATGATATCAACGCAATCGCGTCTATGGGAATGGTTCCACAAGGTTATGTGGTTAACAATTACCTAACTGACACTGATGCGTTCTTTATCAAGACAGATGTACCTAACGGCATGAAAATGTTTGTTAGAGCACCAATTAAGACAGCTATGGAAGGTGACTTCGATACTGGTAACGTAAGATACAAAGCTAGAGAAAGATACAGCTTCGGCTTTTCTGACCCTAGAGGTATTTTCGGCTCACCAGGAGCGTAATCTTAATTAAATTAATGAGGCGGCCTTAAAACCGCCTCATTTACAATAGACAAAAGGTATAATGAAAAACTTCAACATAAGAATAATTGCATACGGATATTTTACACAATTCAAAGTCCAGGCAGAAGACACAACAGAATCAATAGAAAAATCAATAGTTGACAGATTGGGAGATTCTGATATAAAATGGGACGAAACAGGATTTTACGACAAAAGACGTAAAATAATAACCTATGAGGAGGTTAAGGATGCAAACACACTTGAACGACCTTTACAATCAAAAAAGGTCCTTGGAGTTGAACTGGGAACAGGAGCACCTAGCGTCGGGTAAATATACCCTAGATATGGTTAAGATTGACAGAAAAGTCAGAGAAGTAATTAGCCATATTAAATTAGCAGAAGCTCAAAAAGAGCAAATGCAAAATAGAGTTAATGATGCTGCCCCAGAAGTTTCAGTAGCTACTTAATAAAAGGCTACATTTCAGAAAGATTACTTTCACTACAGAACCTCTTGCGCTCTATTAAAAAGAAGAGTATATTTATATCACTATACAATTAATTAGAATACTGACGAGTATAGTCGACGGCCTAGAGACAGTATTCGCTAAAACTAGGAGGATATAATCATGGCACAAACACTATTTAGAGGACCAGTTCTGCAAGGTAAGTTCAACGAAGCAGGCGTAACTGGATTCAATCTAGAAGAAAAACAAGCAAACTACACAGTAGCTAATGCGGATACTGGTAAAACTTTTACATCAAAAACTGATGGAATGGTATTTACATTACCAGCAATTTCTATTGGAAGAGTATATACTTTTGTAAATACAGCTGCCGATGGAACTAACGCTTTAACTATAAGTCCAAATGCTAATGATGGTATTTTGTATGATGGATCTTTAACAGATAACAAAGATCTTATTAATACAAAAGCTACATCAAAAGTTGGTGACTTTGTAGTATGTGCATCTTTGAACTCATCAACACATTGGACAATTGTTGACGCTCAAGGTGTATTTGCTAAAGAAGCATAATAATTAATTAGTGTGGGCTTCGGCCCACACAATTAGGAGAAAAATATGGCAGGCGGCGGTTCATTCGCAAGCGATCAAAAATTTACAACTGCAACAGCAGACGGACGTTTAAAAACTAAGTCTGGTGGTTCAGTTGATATTGGTCCTTGTAGAGTTACATACATACAAGCAACAGGATTAACTAACGTAAAACTTTACGATGCTACAAGTGCTGTTGCAGAAAAATTAGAATTTGATTCAACATTCGGAAGTGAAGGACTGGATGTTTTTGTACCAGGTAGTGGTATAAGATTTCAAACTACTGTTTTTGTAGATGTAACTGGCACAGGATCATTAACTATAGGATACACAGGATAATGAAATCAGACGTAAAAGCAGTTAGAAAAACAGGTACAGGAAATGTCTTTGCAGGAAGAACAAGATTAAGAGGTATTATTTTAGCATCAGATGGTTCTGCAGGTTCAGTTACTTTAAGAGATGGTAAAGGCGTAGATCAATTTCAAGTTGATGTTCCAGCTGGAGACGTGTTTTCATATAATTTAGCAGAAGACGGAATTTTGTTTGAAGATGGTATGACAGTTCAAGCAATTTCAAATGCTACTGTAACAATTATATTAGACAAGTAAGGAGATAAATGGCAACGTCAGGAACTACAGCGTTCGATTTACCAATCGACGAAATAGTCGAAGAAGCATTTGAAAGAACAGGAATGCGTGGTAATAGAACAGGATACCAATTAAAAAGCGCTAGACGTTCTTTAAATATTCTGTTGACTGAATGGAATAATAGAGGAATTAATCTTTGGAAAGTTAAACTTGCTACAATCCCATTAGTAGAGGGACAAGCAGAATATACTTACGCAAACGACAATACAAATTTTCCACAAGACATAAGTGATGTATTAGAAGCTTATGTTAGAAATAATACTACAGCTACTGCACCAGTAGATACAACTTTATCAAAAATAGATAGATCAGCATACGCAGCTTTAGCTAATAAATTAGCAAAAGGAACACCATCACAATACTATGTACAAAAAACAAGATACATAAGAAATGCTGCAGGTAATGTAACAGCATCACCAAGTGTATTTTTATATCAAACACCAAGTTCTTCTTTTTCAGGAACAAACTTTCAATTAAAATTTTATTATGTTGCTAAAGTAGAAGATGCAGGAGCGTATACAAATGAAGCAGATGTTATCCATGGTTTTATTCCATGTATGTGTTCTGGTTTAGCATATTATTTAAGTTTAAAATATTCACCAGAAACAGCTCAAGAAAATAAATTAATTTATGAAGATGAATTACAAAGAGCTTTAACTGCAGATGGTTCAAGAACATCTACACATATTACACCACAAACATTTTATGGAGATGGAGTATAATGGCATTTGCAAAAGGTAGATACGCAAAAGCAATATCAGATAGATCTGGTATGGAATTTCCATATAATGAAATGGTAAAAGAATGGACAGGTGCATTAGTTCATATTTCTGAATTTGAACCTAAACAACCACAATTACAACCACCTTATCATAGAGGAGATCCACAAGCTTTATTAAACCCAAGACCAGATAGAAAACAATTACCAACATCAACTTTAATGGGTGCTAATCCATTTACAACAAATGGATCAACTACTGTAACTGTATTTCAACAAGATCATGGTTTTTCTGCAAATGATATTGTCAGATTTATGGATGTAAACATTTCACCTATTGCAGGATTAACTTCTAATATTTTTAATTTAGAACAAACTTTAGGTGCACCAGTTTTATCAACTGCAACAACAATAACTTTATCAGATGCTTCTGATTTTCCTTCATCAGGATATATATTTATAAGAGATGTTCCTAGTGCAACTAATCCAGGGCAATTTGTAGATGAAGTAATTAGATATCAAGCTAAAGCAGGAAATGTATTACAGACTTTAACAAGAGGAACCTCTGCACCTTTTTTTGGTGTATCTCCTGCAACTACAACTGCAAGAGATTGGTTATCAGGAACAAAAGTTTTTGGTGGTAGAGCAGTTACACCTGTTATAGAACAAAGATTAAATCAAAGAGGAGTATTAGAAAACTTTAGTGATAAATATACATTTACAGTTCCTAATGCTGCAAGTGGTAATGCAAGTGGTGGTGGATTTCCAATATTTGTAGGACCAGTAAGTACTTCAAGGGCGTTATCATAATGGCATATACTTTAACAAATTTACAAACAGATATTAGAAATTATACAGAAGTAGATGATTCTGTTTTAACAACAGCTGTAATAAATAGAATTATAGAAAATGCAGAAAACAAAATTTATAGAGCTGTAGATTCTGATGCAGATAGATTTTATGCAACATCAAATACTGTAAATGGTAATAGATATGTAACAATACCATCAGATCTTAGAATTATAAGATATGTACAAATTAAAGATTCTACAGATGGTAATAAACAAAAATTTTTAGAACAAAGAGACACTAGTTTTATGGCAGAATATTATAATACACCGGGTACAGCTTCAGGTGTACCTAAGTATTATGCTAATTGGGACGCTAGTTTTTGGGCTTTAGCGCCTACTCCAAATGCTGCTTATGAGATTACAATGGCATATATTAAACAACCTACTAGCTTGACTGATGGATCAGTAAGTGGGAGTGGAACTTATTTATCTAATAAATATGCAGATTTACTTTTATACGGTTCTCTAGTAGAAGCGTATGGATACTTGAAAGGTCCTGCAGATATGGTACAATACTATACACAGGCTTACAATCAAGCTATAGAAACGTATGCGATCGAACAACAAGGTCGAAGACGCAGAGGCGAATATGAAGATGGTGTTATTCGAACTCCTCTTAAATCAGTCAACCCATCACAATAGGAGATAAAATATGGCAAACATAGTACCTGACTCGTTTAAAACTGGATTATTAAAAGGCACTTTTAATTTTGATACCTCTGGTAATGGCGGAAACGCTTTTAAACTTGCTTTGTATACTAGCATCTCATCTTACAGCGCATCATCAACAGTGTATCTAGCTGGTACAGGAAATGGTGAAGTTAGTTCTTCTGGAACAAGCTACACAGCTGGTGGTAATGCATTAACAAACAGTGGAGTAGCAGTTTCATCAAATATCGCTTTTATAGATTTTTCTGATTTAACTTTTCCATCTGTTACGTTAACTGCTGCAGGAGCTGCTATTTACAAAACTACTGGCGGTGGAAACGAATTAGTTATGGTTCTAGATTTTGGTGGAAATAAAACGGCAACGAATGGTGATTTTGTCATTCAGTTTCCTACTAATGATTCATCAAATGCGATTCTTAGAATTGGTAACGCGTAATAGTAAGGATAAATAGAAATGGCTTTTGTACTTAACGATAGAGTTAAACAGACTAGTACGTCTACTGGTACAGGAACAATTAATTTAACTGGAACTGAAACAGGTTTCGAAACTTTTGTAACTGGAATCGGTAACGGTAATAGTTGTTTTTATGCTATAGCAAACGATGGAACTTCTGAATTTGAGGTTGGTATTGGAACAGTAACTGATGCAGCTACTGATACACTTTCAAGAACCACTGTAATCTCCTCTTCAAACTCGGATAACCTAGTTAATTTTAGTGCAGGAACAAAAACTGTTTTCTGTACATACCCTGCAAAAAGAGCACCATCTGCAGCGATGACAGCAACTACATATGTTAATACACACGCAGCAACAATATCTGATACACAAACAATGGAGTCTGGAGTTTTAGCAGGACCAGTAACAGTGTCAGGTAGTGTTACAGTAACAGGGACATTGGTAATTATATAATGAGTCAAATAGAAGTAGATAAAATAATACCTCAATCAGGAACATCATTACAAGTTGGTGAAAATGGTGATACAATTACGGTTCCAGCAGGTGCAACTTTTGATGCTTCAAGTGGTACTATAACTTTACCAAATGGTTCAGTAGTTAATGCAAAACTTGCAAATTCTTCTATTACAATAAACGGATCGGCTGTATCTTTAGGTGGATCTGTTACAATTGGTGAAACAAAACCAACTATAGGAAGTATTAGTCCAAGTGTAATTGAAAATACACAAACAGCTGTAACAATAACAGGAACTAATTATGTATCTGTTCCTACAGTTGAAGCGATTAGCACAACAGGTGCAATTACAAGAGCAGACACAGTTTCTTTTACAAGTGCAACATCTATTACAGCAAACTTTACTTTAGCGGTTGATGGCACTTATTTTATAAGAGTTGAAAACAATGATGGTAATGCAGTAAGATCAGGAACTGCATTATTAACGGTTTCAGACGCTCCGGCGTGGACTACAGCTGCAGGATCTTTAGGATCAAACGCTGCAGGATCTTCAGTTTCTTATACAGTGGCTGCAACTAATGCCACATCTTTTGCAAAAACATCAGGAACTTTTCCTGGAGGTGTCTCTTTAAATACAAGCACAGGTGTGATATCAGGTACAGAGAGTGGTGCAACTTCAGAGACTACATATAGTTTCACTATTCGAGCAACTGATGCTCAAGGTCAAACGGCAGACAGAGCTTTTAGTATAACAATAAGTGTTGGCATAAATAACTCAGGACAGTTTAACTAGGAAAATATTATGGCAGATTCAAAATTATCAAGAAGTATATCAAGTGCAGGAACAACTACAAAAGGAACTTATTCTTGTTGGGTGAAAAGAAGTCGTTTAACTGAAGGGTTTCTTTTTTTAAGTCAAGAAAATGGTAATAACAATTTTAGAATTAGATTTAATTCTTTAAATTTACAAGCAGAAGTATTACAAGGTGGTTCAGTTACAGGGACTTTATCAACTACTAGATTATTTCGGGACACATCAAATTGGTACCACATCGTTGTAGCAATTGACTCAACATTAGCTACAGCAAATGATAGAATGAAAATCTATGTAAATGGTACTCAAGAATCATCATTTTCTGCAAGAACTAATCCATCTCAAAATGCTAACATGAGTATTAATGAAGCCGGTACTCAATATGTTGGCGCACAAGAATCAAGTAATTATTTAGATGGTTATTTAAGTCATGTTCATTATATAGATGGTACAGCTTATGCTGCATCTACATTTGGTGAAACAGATTCTACATCAGGAATATGGAAGCCAAAAACTGCACCATCAGTAACTTATGGAACTAATGGTTTCTTTTTAAAATTTGAAAATAGTGCTGCTATGGGTACAGATAGTTCAGGTAGCTCAAATAATTTAACACCAGCAGGAAATTTAAAACAAACCGTTGATTCACCTTCAAATAACTTTCCTACATTAGATAGAGCAGATCGTCATGTTCAAGATAATAATAGTGCCGATGGACATTTAACATTTGGAAATACTACTTTAAATACAGTTGGAACTAATGCACTTAAATTATGGTTTAAAAGTTCAATAGGTGTTACAAAAGGAAAATGGTATTGGGAAATGAAAAGAACAACAAACTCTTCTTTTTTAATAGGACTTTGTTATCAAGATTATTTTTATAGTGCAACTCATACTGCACATTGGGATCAAGACGCATATTTAGCTTGTTCATTTCAAGAAAAAGGAAATGGTAATTTTGAATGGGCAGGAAAATCTGGTGATGGTGGAGTTTCTGATACAAGTATTTCAGCATCAGCTGGAACAATTTTAGGGTTTGCTTTAGACATGGATAACTATGCTTTATACGCACATCATAATGGTACTTATTTTGCAGTAGGTGGAGTTACTGGAGTTCCGACATCAGGAGCAAGTAAAACCGGAAGTTTATTAGGATCATTTACAAGTGGTGGAGCTGCTTATGTAAATAGTGGCGAACCTGTTTTTCCATTTGCAGGAGATCATACAACAGGTGGTAGTACTAGAGTAGATTCTAATTTTGGTAACGGATTTTTTGGAACAACGGCTGTGGCAAGTGCAAACGCAGACGCAAATGGTCTTGGTGCTTTTGAGTACGCAGTGCCATCAGGATATTATGCACTTAACACTAAAAATTTAAAGGAGTTTGGATAATGGCCTATATTTCGTTTCAACCTAAAGATTATTATAAAACATTACTTTATGCTGGTAATAATACAGCAGATACAAATATTACAGGAATAGGTTTTCAACCTGACTGGGTTTGGTTAAAAAACAGAGATAATACAACAGGGTCTCATGGATTATTTGATGCTGTTAGAGGTGTTTCTAAAAGAATTAAATCAGATTCTACTGCCGTAGAAGCAACAGCTTCAGGAGTTTCATCTTTTGATAATGATGGCTTTACATTAGGTACATCTTGGAATCAAGCATCTACAAATTTTGTTTCTTGGAACTGGAAAGCAAATGGTGCAGGTTCTGCAAACACAGAT